TTTTAAGTCTCCAGTTACAGGGTCAGAATATTTTACATTACCAATGTATAGTCTTCTATTTGCTACAGTACTAGCTTTATATCCTGTACCAAAAGCTCCCATAATATATTTACCATTATCAATATACACTTCTGCAGCTACATTTTCAGGTTTATCTTTTAATTCTATATTACCTAACAATATTCTATCATCATTAACAGTAGCTAACCCATACAAATATGATTGACTTGTTTGGGGATAAGAAACTAAAGATTTTGATGCTGTTTGATGAACAATGCTATCAAATTTATAATAATCTTTTCCAGCAGCATAACGTATTCCTTTTCTAAAATCTACTTCAAATAATAAATACTTTATTCTATTCTTATTATAATCTTCTGCTGCTTGAGTTTGCGTAGTATCTTCTAATACATAATTAGCTTTTACTTCGCTATAATAAAACTTTACACTTTTTATATTGTCTATATCAGGAATTCTTCCCCATAAACTTGCATGTAAACATTGATTAACTTTTTCACCTTGTAATGTTGTTTCTAATTTTAAAGGACTGACTTGATTATCCAAATAAACTATTTCACTGTAAATATAAAGTATACTATCAGTTGTAGTAAAAAATGTACCACTATTATCATCTGCTAATGTATCACTATTAGAATAAGGTCTATCTCCAGTCCAAAAAGCAACATTTAAATTACCTTTACCAGTAGATGAAGTACCTGTATAAAATGGATTAGAAGCAACTTGAGTAATAGGAATACTATGCATTTCTCCCCATAAAGTATAATGAACATAAAAAATTGATGTTCCACTAGGTATATTAGAAGTATTTCCTGTACCCCAAAGGTTTCTAGTTACTGTTAAAGTATTACCTAATATATTTGTAACATGCATATACTCGGTTGTAATTTTAATTAAATCACCTATTTTAAACTTAGTTCCATCTCCAACAGTAAATGAAATAGTAGCAAGGTTTCCAATAGCTTGAGTAGTATCTATCCCACTATCTTGTGTAAATTCAGGACTTGTATATCTATTACTAAAATTCCATACTTTAACTTCTGATTCTGTTACTTCTGGTAATTCAGTATTTAATTTTTTCCAACCTTTTACAGAAAATAAATGATTAGAGTTTGCTAATTGTTTATAAATATTTGCACCTTGTGGAATTGTTTGACCAAAAGCATCAAATTGTATTTCAGTACTTGTTACACCAGTTATCGTTACAGGATTACTTGAAATAGTATAAGTTTCAGAACCAATTGTAAAACTATATTCAAATTTTACAATATCATCTATTGAAAAATCAGATGTTTCATCACTACTATCTGTTTGAACTGATGTAGAAGTAGGACTAATAACAGAAGAAGTATTATAAGTAGTATCTTGAAATGATGTACTTAAACTATCATTACCCATATAATATTGTTCATTTATATGCTGTAATTTAATTGGCTTATTAGTTTCCTGAAAACTAGTAGGTGTAATTCTTACTACTCCATCAACAGCACTATATACAACTGGAGAAAATGTATCTCCATAAGTAATATCTGTTCTTGATGAATATGTAAGTTTATCGCTATTTAATTCAAATACTTTAACATTTGGTGTATCTGTATTAATAAATAACATTTCATTATTTTCCACCAATGCAGTTGTGTCATCAATATCGTAGTCTGCATTAAAATGAAATAAACCATTTCCATAATTAACCTCAGCATCTAAATCAGCAGGATTACTAGCAGAATAATCTGTAGCAGCACCCATAATCTTTAACTTACCAGGTGTCTCTATGGAGAGTGTATCTAATGCTTCAAACTGATTGTCTTGTAAATCACGACTATTAGTTTTATTATTGATACCACCACTATAGTTTGATATGTTTAATATTCCCTTTGCCACGTAATGTTACCTTTTTAGTCTTCTTCTTTTTTGTTAAATTATACTTTCTTCTAGTAGAGTTAATAGAAGTACCTTGCATTGTTCCACCAATTGTTTTAGTGGTTTCCATCAATTACTTCTCCCCATAGTGTTGTTTTACCATCTATAATTTCTACTACTTCTACTTTAAATTCTCCATTGGTAAACCAATCAACAATTGCAAAAGCATGTCCCCAGTTGTGTAGTCTACCCTTTAACCACCTATTATCTTCATGAGACATATTCTTTAAACACCCTAAAGACCAAGCAGCAATATTACCACCAAGCTTTGTTTGAGTATGTCTTTGTATATCATGGGTATGACCATACATAACATTCTCACCATATGTCTCTAAATGTTTCTTTGCATGATAGGTTGTAGCAAACGCACCATGAAAGAATGCTAACTTACCCACCTGGATAGGCAAGTTATGCTCTTGATACTTGTATCCTCTTTCTTCAATTTTACAAGCATCTTTAAAATTATAGTGACTTAGATATGGATATTTGTTTGCAAAGTTATCTAGCCATAAGTCGTGATTACCTTGTAGTAAGTATTTTTCTTTACATCCTACTTTCTTTAGTATCTCGTCCCATTCATCTAGACCTTCGTTTACTAATCGTATATCTTCATTCACTAAAGGTAATTGAAACTCCAATGGTGGTAGTTTCTTGTCTTTATATTTCCAGGCAGACACAGACTCCCACTCTCCAACATCACCTAAGTTAACAAACACTTTTGGTTTAATTTTTAGTATTGCTTTTTTAACACACTCAACAGCAGCTCTATCTTCTAATGGATAATGCTGGTCTGGTATTACAATACCACGTTTTTGTAGTTTCAATAGAACCTCCTATTTACTTAATGATTTTTTAACTTCACCCCAAAGCTTATCATCTAAATCATTAGAAGTTCTTTTTACCAAAGCATCTCCTAAATGAATTAAAATAGCTGTGAGAAGTTTCTCAGTACCTAAGCTAGTTAATAGCTTTCCTAGTATTGGTCCCATTATTTTTTCTCCTTTTGACAATTACCATCACAAGCTTCAAGACCTTGCATGTAACCCTGATGTTGAATTATCATTTGTTTGACTTCAGCTAATCTTTCGTTAGCACTTTGTATTTCTTTAACAAGTTCATTATGTTGCTCAACTAATGTTTCCATTTTTGTTTGAGCTTCTTGTTTTAGATTTACTGTTTCTTTAGCCATTGTTTCTCCTAATTTGAGTTATCTGTATTTTGCTGTTTTAGCAGCAATCTTTTTAGGTTGTGCAACATATTGCTTACCTTTTTTATTACCTTTAGCTTTAGCTCTATTTGTAGCAGCTTTTTCTCCAGCAGATAATGCTTTCCAAGCTGCATCGGGTAAATATCTTTTTTTACCTTTACTAGGTTTACCATCAGAAGTTCTCCATTTTTGTTCAGTCCATTTCTTTAGACTCATCTGTGATTTCTTCATTGGCATTATTTATAACCTCCTCCTGCTGCTTTATAACGTTTAGCTAATAACTGTGCTTTACGTGCAGACCATTGACCAGGTTTACCTCCCTTACTACCAGCTTTAATAACTTGAAACAAACGTTTTCTTAACGTTGGTTTCGTATAATTCCCTGCTTCATTTACTCTACTTTTTGCCTTTGCCATAACTCATTTTTTTACCAGTTTTTTTTGCATATGCTTTTGCTTTAGCTTTACCAGCTTTAGTATATGCAAATTTTTTTGTTCCTACTTTTGGCATATTAACTCCTTACCATTTAACTTTATCTGCCCAATAAGCAGCAGACATTTTACCTTTAGCAATATTTTTAGCATGTCTTGCTTTAAAACTTTTTCTTTTAGCTTTCATTCTAGCTGACTCACCAGCTTTTGGTTTACCTGCAGTACTAGCACCTTGTTCACCAAAACGAATTGTTTTTATTTTGTCACCAACTTTAGCAACTACAATATGTGATTTTTTAGGATGTCCAGGTGTACGTTTAGGTTTATTATATCCAGATACACCAGCTCTTGCTAATCTTGAATCTTTTTTAACAGCCATTATCCTTGCCCCCTTGAACGTTTTTTATAATATTTTTTACTACCTTTTGTTCCATATTTAGTATTATTAGATGAACCTTGACGAGTTTTCTTTTTACCATTAACTCTAATTGTTTGTGATTTTAAACCTTTCATCCCATCTAATATACTAATTACCTTATAACATTCCTAACTTTTTGTAGAATTTCTTCTTTACTAATTTCCACTTTATGCTCCTAATAAAATTGATAATAGGGTTATTATTCCAGCACATAAAAATCCAACAACAGTAGCTACACCTTTCCATTTAGCTATCTGTTCTTCATTCTTACGTACTCTACCGTTTTGCAATTCTACTAAATGTTCAATCCTTTTTACGTGATGATATATATTTTCCACGTGTGTTTCAACATTAGCAAGTCTTTGCTCTACTTCTTGTCTATGTTCTGTTACTGTTTTTTTCATACTCTATCCTTACGGTGGTGGTGCTGAGTTATCATATCCTCCACCAATAGTCAAAGACATCTTAAATGGTGCAGTTTCTAATAATAAATAACTACCAGAGCCTACATTAAATTGAAATGCAGGACC